CATGTGAACGTCTGTCCTCCATACTATTTTGGGCATGGAGTACCCTCCCTTAAGCAGACAGGGCATCTACTTTCTAGTATCTTCTTCTGAACCATATTTCTTTCCTTTTCGAGAGTCCTGATTTCTTTCTCTGCGAGGATTACCCCCCAGTCAAGTTTCTTCTTTCTCTCTAGCGTAGTGATTGTCTCAGAGTGATCTTCCACAGGGATCAAATCAGGTGCTTTGCTTATCTCGGAAAGTATGGCTAGAGCCCTACTTAACTTCGTTCTCCTCATTCTTATTCTCTCTATCTCAGAGGTGTCTTTCACAGTGGGAGTTATAGGAGCTGTATAGCTATGTAAGCCTACCTCAATAATTAAGATAAGGTTTTCTAACTTGTTCTTTTTTCTACGCACAGAAACAGCTTGATCTAGGTGTTCAAAGTCCGATTGGTCAAGCTTAGGTGTTACAATGCCTTCGGCCTCAGAGAGAACTTCAATCAATGCGGATACCTTCGCCCTTTTCTCTGCGAGATTCTCTACTTTAAGAAGAAAGTCTTCGGTCTCGTCTTTTCTTTCATTGGCTTCTTCAAGCTTATAGATCTTTGAATAATCGAACCCTTCATAGAGAGACAGGTTACTCTGAGACTTTTTTAGGTCTTCTCTCTTTACTTTCATACGAGCTTTAATGTCTCGAACTTCGGATCGCGCCTGTGCCGATGCTTTTTCTAGTTGTTGTATCACCTCTACATCGGAAAGAGCTGAGGAAAGAGCACTTGGGGGTAAGTCTATTAAGAATATACTCTGAAATTGCTTGGCTATCTGAGGGTAAAGTTCTTTCCCGTCTACTTCTACTCCGCAGACACCTAAAGCCTTAACTTCTTCAGGCACACCAGATCCAACTTTTGATAGCTCTTTCCCATTGACAACGTACCTGTTAACTTTCGTACCCTTCTCCCAAAGGACTTCGTTTCCGTCATTAAAGGTCACACACACAGAGGAGTAAGGTTCTCCTTTCCTCACATGAGCGTTCCCTCTAAGATTGGTAAAAACTCCGTTGAAAGCGCGAGCAAGAGCCGACTTCCCGATGCTGTTCTCTCCACAGATCACAGTGAGCCCTTCGACTTCTATCTCAGCGTTTTTGATAGACTGAAAGTTCTCTACTTTGATCTTCATCTTAATTATCTTTCTTAGCTTAGAGGGGGGTGGCTAAATCTCCGCCTACGTTTTCTCAGGAGATTCCACTTATGAGTACTAATCTTCTGACTTCTACAAGAGGACTTAGAGAAGACCCCCCTTTTCAGAAAATCTCGATAGTACCTATCTTCTCCCATAAAGAATAAACGCCTCTCCATATCTTTACAGACATAGACCACCGTAGTAGTATCTTTAGGTTTTACCTTTAAAACAGAAGGTATTATGGCAAAGGCCATCAAAAATATTAAGAAATAAGGCTTCATATATCCCCTAAAAGATCATCGTAGTCGTCATCATCTCCCCCAACTAATTCTGCGAGTTCCTCAAGACTCGGGGCTTCTTCTTTCTTAGCTTTCTTTGGGTCAGCGAGAAAGGGCTTAACTTGAGTAAAGATCTGAGAGACATGATCGTCGGTGAGCATATCTTTAAAAGCATTAAGACCTTGACCTCTTATCTCTCCATCGCTCCCCGCCCAAGAGAACCAAGAGCCTTTCTTGCTTACGACACCTGTCTTAACCCCAAGCTCAAGTACAGTACGGACGTTATCGACACCCTCTCCCGACATGAGGTAGAAATCTACCTCCTTGTGAGCGGAGTCTGAAACCTTACACTTATCAAGTTTCGCTCTTACCGCCGTCCCTAGTACGGTTTCTACCGCTTTTCCTTGCATACCATCCCACTCTTTCCCTTTCTCTTTCCCAACTACACGGAGCATGATCTGAAGGGTAGAGTAGAATGTCCAAGCCTTACCACCTTGAGGGATCTTCTTAGGACCTGCGAAAGACATACCCCCGATGGACTCTCGGAGCTGAGAAATGCCAATGATCGCAGTCTCAGAGGTCTTTATCTTACTCTTGATCTTGGGGAGGTAGGTACTCCAAAGACGAGCGTTAAGACCTACGGGAGTTGGACTATCGTCGTTCTTTTCAAAAACTGCCTTTGGCACAGCGGCTCCCACAGAGTCGATCACAATAAGATCGACTCCCGCTTCTGTCATTGTGAAGATGTAACGTAGCCCTGCTTCAAGAGTATCAGGCTGAATGAGTAGAAACTTTGAAGGATCTGAAACAGGGACACCCAAAGCGGAAGCGTATCGGTGGTCAACCTCATGCTCCCAATCTATGTAGACACAAGTGCCTCCTTCAGCGCAAGTCTGAGCGGCAGTCTGAAGAGCAATCGTAGTCTTCCCTGCGCCCGCCAAACCGTAAAGATTAGTGATGTTTCCTTTCGGAATACCTGGACATGGACGCACCCCATGCTCGTTTTCTTTACCTCCGATGAGGTAATCTAGAGCGACTGATCCTGTAGAAATATGGGGGCGGCTCTCTTTAAGAGAGCTAGGGTCGAGTGACACGACGTGATCGTCTTTTAATACGGCCGCTACCGCCTTTGCAGCCGCCATCAAGTCTGTTTTCTTTGGTTTTGCCATTTATGCTTCCTTTCCACTTAAAGGGTAAGAGGTGACACACCCTTATATCAGAGTCAGATTAAGGGTAGCACCGAATAAAAAAACTTAATCTTCCGACCAACGGAAATACCTATCGTTTTCCTTATATGTAATGCCCTTCCTCTTAGTTTTCCCTGCTTTCTTCCCTCGACAGAACTTCTCGTAGTCGGTGAAGTGCCTTCTTTCTAAGTCTGAAAGATCTTCCTGACTGATCGAACCCTCAATCAGTTGCCAAAACCGCCCCGCTGTGCGTCCAACCCAATAAGCATCTGCTTGGTGATGGTTCCACCTCTTTGCGCCCTGACCCTCTGTAGCTTGTTTCACCGCGTCTACCATATCCCCTTTCTGCATCTTCCATCCTTTCGGTCTGTTTAAGAAAGAAGCTGCATGAGCTTTGACTTGGTTAGGTGTTAGGTAAACTGTGTCACACTTTTCGAGCATGAGAGCTTCGTTAGAGTATAGAAAGAGTCCGTACATACCCTCAGAGTAAAGGTCGTTGAATATAGGAGACTCGATCCCTACTCTAAGTGTCTTTTCGGGATAGTCTGCTCTTACTTTCTGAACGACCTCTCGCAGACCATCTCTAAGAAAGATGTACCTCTCTACAAAGATCATACTCGCTTCTGTCGCCATCATTCCTTTGTCTAAGAAAGTGCCTTCGTCTTCCATGAGAACCCACCCGAAGTTTCGGAGAGATGGGTCTAATCCAAGTATCATGTAACCTCCTTTCAATAGGTCTTACATAGTACCTTTTGATGTATAACAATAGAAGAGGGGCTACATGATGTATTTTTTATTCTTACTTTCTATATTAGTGATTCCGATGCTCTTTCCTTTGAAGATAGACAACCCAAGCCATAAGATAGAAAGATGGTATGAGAGGTATTAGGAAGAGAAATCGAAGATAGAAACAGTCTCCCCTTCTTTCGCTTTCTCCCCACCAACTTCTGCCTCAGAGTCAATGTCAGTCCCGATGGGCATCCAATGTCGAATGCGTCCTTCACTGATCTTAGCGTATTCAGGTTGAAGCTCAATGCCCACAAAGTCATGCCCTAAGCGGGACATGGCAATCCCTGTAGTTCCGCTGCCTAAGAATGGGTCAACTACTTTTGATTTAGGTGAGAGATCCCTAGCGCACCACTCCATGATCTTTATGGGCTTAACGGTAGGGTGCTTGTTAGCCATCACCCCCTCTTTCTCAGGTGTTAACCCTGCTTCTCTTTCTGAGCGACTTGCTTTAGGTGTGTAATAGAAGCTCCCCACGTCTTCTGCTACGAATATCGCGTCTCGAACCTCACACCCAATGTCCTCTAACTCTATGACTCCCTTATGTCCGATGGGAGAGTCCTCGCTTGGGATCAACACGATATGAGCTCCTGGTTTAAGTATTGAGTAAAGAAGCTCTGCTTCTTTACTTGTGGGCTCAGAAAGTAGGATAACCCCATGAACAGAGGGCTTATATACCCCCTTGCTGTCTAGATACCTACCATATTCTATTTCTGAAGGCTTTGAGACGAGAACTAAAGCGCCCTCAAGTGGAGGGGTTATCATCGCTAGGAAGTAGTCGATCATTTCTTTCATACTTCCCCCCCCTCTCTGTGATAGGTAATGCTTCGAGCGGGATGCCATTATTCTTGAGGTATTCAAGACCCTCTATGTGATCCCCTGAAGATAGGTTGGGCGCGAAGACTTTCACAATGCCCGCATGGTGTATCGCTTTCGCGCACATTAGGCATGGATCGCAGTTGGTAATGAGCCATTTCCCGAGTGTAGATTGCCCTACCCTTGAAGCATTAAGTATTGCGTTCATTTCTGCGTGGTGGCATCCGACATCGTTTCTAGTTCCGCTCGGAATAGCCATCTCTTCGCGTTCACAGAGATGCTCCCCACCGCAGTATCTTTTGTCTGACCCTCTAGGAGTGCCATTGTACCCCTCGCTGATTACCACATTAGTCTGAGGATCAATGATAAGAGCACCCACTTTCCTGCGAGAGCATGGAGAGTTTGATGCTATCAAATCGCACTGAGCTACTCTTACTCTAAGATGCTTAGGGTTCATTGTTTCTGCGCTCAATTTCTCTCTGTAGATACCAAACGGCTTTACGGAGGTCTTCAGTGGCTTTCTCTGAAGGTTTCTTTCCCGCTCTCAAGATGTACTTGACCGCAGACCCTAAAGAAAAGTTGAGATGGAAAGCCTCGATCACGTCGATGGCTTCGATGTTTTTTAGGTGACTCTGATAGTGGTCAGGGTGGTTTACTTTTTCGTATTTTTCGCTCATGCTTTCTTTTCTTTCTTAAAATGCTTGAAGAAACGAGAAGCCCCGCCCTCGTCGCCCGCTCCAAAGTTGTTCGACACAGAGCCATGTCCGAACATACCACCACCGCCTTTGGAAGCTCCTATGTTACCGCGTGCTCTTAGTACTCCGCTTTGTTCATCAAGAGCTTCGATTGGACAGACTTCTCGATCTTCGTCGCGAGTCAGGATAAAGTTGGCAGGCCACCTCCCCTTTTCTTTATTTATTTGTATGTCTGAACCTACTTTAGCGACATGACCTGACCCACCGCTTTTTTTGTAGGAGGCTGTACTTTCACAGAAAGAAACTCTTGTAGCGTCTATATTGATAGACCCACACCCATGTTTAAGGGTGTTTTCTGCGACAGTCCCCTCTAGAGGTTTTCTAAGTAATGTGACTATCATTTCTTAATTCCAATGCAGACGGGCTCCCATGAGGGCTTGAGCGCAGTCCCCCAACCTCCCCAAGTCTGAGCTTCTTCTACATCCCCCCTCTTTTCAAACTTTTTCGAGAGGTTATGTGACTTTGGGAAACCTGATCCGTAGGTCCATGCCTCTATACGTATAGAGGCGAAGCCTATTTCTTCCACCATCGCTATCAGATGGTGGAAAGTCCTTGTGCCTGAGAAAGCCTTGAGGACTCCATTAGGTTTTAAGACTCGGTGTGCTTCTTTCAGCCAAGCTCTATGCCACTCTCTCTGCTGACTACCATCACCTATGTCATCCCAACCTTTAGACATAAACTTTAACCCATAAGGAGGATCGCAGATGATAGCATCTACGGAGCAGTCCTCTAGGTCTTTTAATCGTTGAGTGCAATCGCCTATCTTGATCTCAATCATTAGTTATCTTCTTTCTTAAATTTTTTGAAGAAACAAATTTAGTTATACATTTAAATTTAGTAAATGAAAAAATTATAATTTTTTTCTCATTAATAATAACTTTAATTGTTGGAATATCTTTTTATAAATTACCTAGAAAAAAAGGTTATGTCTCATTGATGATTAGCCTAGGATTAATATCTTCTTCGGTGATAAGCACAATATTGCTAATAGATTTTTCAGCACTAATCTAAACTGTCGTAAGCATTGACAAAGCTTCGTTAAGTTCTTTGACATGATTTAATTC